TCAAGATATAGAAATCTCCGGAAACTGGGGGCAACTATTTAATGGTGCAAGTAAAGGTATTGCGCTAAACGCAGTATCCGATGCAATTACTTGTAGAGATAACACATTCGACAATGTTACAGTCAAAGGTTTTAGTTATTGCATTTATTCAGACCAGGATATTTACAACAACACATTTACTAATGGAACAATATACAATACTCGATACGGTTTTGCATTTGGTGTTGGCATAGTGTCCGGAAGTGGAGTTCTTGGAAAAACATACGGTCCTCGACGTACTTTGATTTCTAATTGTACGTTCGGCACATTAGATTATGCAATTAGGTATCACGCAGTGTATATAGAATTTGGTTCTGAAAACTCTGTTGTCGATAGCATCACTGTGAACGTCGGCGGGTATCGGTATGATGCACAATATCCGGAAATATATTTTAAAACTTTTGGAAATAATGTACAAAACTTAAAATCAGATCGACACGATCAACTATCACAGCCAGGATTAGCTGCATTCTACATTCCAGAAGTCGCAGGTTACGGTGACTTCTCGTCAAGTAGAACACGAAGATTATCGTTGGCGCATCCGTCATTAAGTACACCGTTATTAAGACTTCCAATGGGCACCAATAACGCCGGCGAGCCAGCCGGTATGATAAGTTACAAAATTAATTACACTTATAAAAGTTCACAGACTGCGTTTAATAGGTTTGGCACAATTACAATAGTTGCCGATGCAGCAAATGGGAACATTCATTCAACTGACGAATATGATTTTGTAGGTACCGGCGATTACACTGATGCAACAATCAACCTTGACTTTAATACATCTATACTAGATCAAACAGGCGCATTGTTTACTGGGGCAATAAGTCAACTACCTCGAACAATTAGTTTAAATTATGTCAACCCGCTAGTAAATGATGCAGGCTATTTTGTTTATTCTTACATTTCAACATTCTAAAGTACCATTCCGGTAGACATTTTCAAAAAATTAGCGTAATATATACGTAATATGATAAGAGAATGTCTACCGAAGATTTTAATATAATGTTTTGAAATCATTATATTTTTTCTAAATCAAAATTTAATTTTTAAGAATTACCTCCCCACTAAATACTACCCATACGTAGTACAAAATTAACATGGATAGATATGAGTAAAATAACAGTTATTAAAAGAAACGGAAGTTCGGCAGAATTACAAATCGATAAATGGCAATCACAAATTGCTAAGGTATGTCAAGGCATTGCCGATGTTAGCCAGTCGATGATTGAAATTAAAAGTCAGCCGCACTTTTACGACAAAATTACTACCAAAGAAATCGATGAAATTACATTGCGTGCAATTGTCGACCTTATTGATGTCGAATCTAATCCAGACATCGGACACACTAACTATCAATATGTAGCAGGCAAACAACGGTTGTCAATGCTACGTAAAGATGTTTACGGACAGTACGCTCCATTGCATTTATTAGATATCGTTAAGAAAAATATTGCAGTAGGCCTTTACACTACAGAATTATTAGATTGGTATAGCGAAGACGATTGGAATAAAATGAATGATATAATCGATCATGACAAGGACGAAACATATTCATTTGCTGCAATCGAACAGTTAATTGAAAAATATCTCGTTCGCAATCGAGCAACAGAAGAAATCTTTGAAACTCCGCAAATAAGATATATGATTGCTGCTGCAACGGTATTCCACAAAGAAGAACCTAACACAGCTAGAATGAAATTTATTAAGGAATATTACAATGCGGCGTCTGATGGTTTATTTACTCTTGCTACTCCTGTCCTTGCTGGGCTCGGAACTCCGACTAAACAATTTAGCAGCTGTGTTCTCATACGCAGTGATGACGATTTGGATTCTATATTTGCTAGCGGAGAGATGATGGCAAAGTATGCCAGCAAACGTGCCGGCATAGGTTTAGAAATTGGCAGGCTGCGTTCACTAGGAAGTCCGATACGCGGTGGTGAAATTATGCACACAGGAATGATTCCATTCTTAAAGAAATGGTTCGGTGACCTTAGAAGTTGTTCACAAGGTGGTATTAGAAATGCAAGTGCAACTGTATTTTATCCAATCTGGCATTACCAATTTGATGATCTAATTGTACTTAAAAATAATCAAGGCACAGAAGAAACTCGAGTCCGTCACATGGATTACGGAGTAGTGCTAAGTGCATTCTTTTGGCGTCGTTTTAAAAATAAAGAAAATATCACGTTCTTCGATCCTAATGAAGTTCCGGATCTTTATGAAGCATTTTATAAAGATACTGCACTGTTTGAAGAACTATACCTAAAATACGAAAGAAGCACAAAACTTCGTAAAAAAACAATGAGTGCCGAAGAAGTATTCAAGGGCGGAATACTTAAAGAACGCACTGACACTGGCCGAATTTATCTCGTAAATATCGACAATGTTATTAATCAAGGACCATTTGATCCTTACTATCACACAATTTATCAAAGTAACTTGTGTTTAGAAATTTTGCTCCCTACGAAACCATTTAAACGATTAGACGATCCAGCCGGACGTATAGCGTTATGCACGCTGGGGTCTATAAACTGGGGAGCATTTAGAAACCCAGAAGATATGCGCAGAGCATGTCGCATTTTACATCGTAGCTTAAACAACATCTTAGATTACCAAGATTTCTTGTCAATTCAGAGTAGATTAAGCAACGAAGAAATCCGACCATTAGGAATCGGTGTTACTAACTTAGCTTACTGGCATGCAAAACGAAACTTTAGATATGGAGAGTCAGACGCACTAGCCGAAGTTAAAAGCTGGATAGAACATCAAACTTTCTACTTAACAGAAATGTCAGTCGAACTAGCTAAAGAACGTGGTGCTTGCATAGATAGTGCTAAAACACGTTACGGGCAAGGTATCTTTCCGTGGGAACTACGTGCAGCGGGTGTTAATGAACTTACTGACTTTACACCAGAGTTACCGTGGGAACCATTACGTGCTGATATGTTACAATACGGAGTACGTAATGCCACAGTAGGTGCAATTGCACCAGTTGAAAGCTCTAGTGTAGTAATTAACTCAACTAACGGTATCGCCATGCCGATGCAGTTAATTCAAACTAAAGAATCAAAATCAGGTTCATTAACACAAGTTGTACCTGAATACCATAAATTGAAAAACAAATATCAGCTTATGTGGGACCAAACAGATTGTGTAGGTTATTTGAAAACTGCTGCAGTGTTAGCTGCATATATCGATCAAAGCATTTCAACAGATACTGCATACAATCCGGCACACTTTCCGGATAGAAAAGTGCCTACAACTTTAATAGCAACAAATTTAATGCTAGGTCTTAAATGGGGGCTAAAAACCTTCTACTACTCATTAGTAAACAAGAAAGGTAGTAAAGACGTCGACGAAGTTGATTTACCTGGTGCAATTATTGAAGATGAAGATGATGACTGCTCGGCCTGTAAGCTATGAGCTATAGTTTTATTAAGCAGTTTATTACCGAAGGTAGACCGGCATCTTTAAAAATAGATGTGTTACCTTATGGAGTGAATGATTTAAGCCCTGCTATTTCAAAAGAAACATTAGGCTATCATTACGAACATCTTGCTAAGACATACGCAAAGCGTTATAATGCAGGCGAAGGTGATCCTGTGTTTAACGAAGCAGGTGTATTCTTACACAACATATTATTCCAACAATATCAGGAGTCAACTGGCAACCTAAACAAGCCAGTTGGCAAAGTTTTAGAATTAATCGAAGCACATTATAAAACTTTCGATAAGTTTAAAGAAGAGTTTTTAAAAGTAGCAATGGGCATACAAGGCAGTGGTTGGGTTTATCTTGCTAAAGATGGCAAGATTAAAATAATAACTAATCATGCTATTAAAAAAGACATTGTAGTTTTAGTTGACTGGTGGGAACATGCATGGGCGTTAGACTATCAATCAGACAAAAAAAAGTATTTAGAGAATCAATGGAAAATAATAAACTGGGACTACGTAAATAAATCAGTTACATAATTTAAAAGTTACTAACAATTTTACTTAGTACAGTATTAGGTGTAAAAATTATTAACAAATATATTAAATAGGTAATAAAGATAATGAATGAACTTGTAACTAGAGAATTAACCAATGAAGAAATCTTAGATAACAGACTTAGAGCTAAGTTAAAGTACTGGGGTGTATCTGATGATTTCAAAGTCGAAGACGAAGCTAAAGGATTTGTACTAGCTGCATTATCCGAAGAAGACATTATGAGTGTATACATTGACAACGAAAATGGATTATGCATTGGCTACACCGGTGATAGTCCCGAAACAGATCAAAACTTCATTCCTAACGTATCGGTATAATAATGAGCAAAGCGCAATATAATTTAGAAACAAAAACAGATTATTTAAGTCGTAAAATGTTCCTTGATCCTGCCGGACCTGTAACTATACAACGATTTGAAGAAGTTAGGTATCCAAAGATTCAGAAGTTTGAGCAAACTGCTCGCGGATTCTTTTGGACACCCGAAGAAATTAGCCTTGCAAAAGATGCTAATGATTTTAAGGATGCAAGTGATGCAGTTAAACACATCTTTACAAGTAACTTGTTAAGACAAACTGCATTAGATAGTTTACAAGGACGTGGTCCTACACAAGTGTTCACGCCAGTAGTAAGTGTACCAGAAGCTGAAACGCTAATGTTTAATTGGGGATTTTTTGAATCAAATATTCACAGTCGTAGTTATAGTCATATTATTCGTAATATCTATAATGTACCAAAAGATGTGTTTAACACGATTCATGATACTCAAGAAATCGTCAATATGGCTTCTAGTGTTGGTAAGTACTACGATGAGTTACACATGTTAAATTGTAAAAAAGAAGTAGGATTAGAAGTAACTGTAAAAGATCATGTTAAAGCAGTTTGGATGGCATTACACGCTAGCTATGCGCTAGAAGCATTCCGTTTCATGGTGTCATTTGCAACTAGTTTAGCTATGGTTGAGAACAGAATATTCATCGGTAACGGAAATATTATTTCGTTGATTTTACAGGACGAGTTGTTGCACAAAGATTGGACTGCGTATTTAATTAATCAAAACGCTAAAGATGATCCGCGTTTTGCAGAAGCCAAAGCAGAATGTGAGCAAGAAGTTTATAACCTATACTTAGATGTTATACGTGAAGAAAAGGAATGGGCAGACTACTTGTTTATGAAAGGACCAGTTATCGGTCTTAATGCAAACATCTTAAAAGAGTTTGTCGATTACACTGCAGTACACGCACTTAAAGAAGTCGGAATTAAGTACCAAGGCACTGCTCCTAAAACTACACCTATACCGTGGTTTAACAAACATACCGATCCTAGTAAAAAACAAACTGCATTGCAAGAAAGTGAAAGTGTAAATTATGTCATCGGGGTCATGTCAGGTGATCTTGACTACGCAGCACTTCCTAATATATAGCATGACTATGGTACAACAGCAGAAAATTAATAATAAAAAAACATTATTAGTTACACTAGGCGATAGTTGGACAGAAGGAGTAGGATGTTATGACCCCGGGTTACTTCAAGAGTTTTTAAATAAAAAAATTACGATGAACGAGTTGTGTGACAGTTCAGTTACAAAGGAATATTTTTTCAAAGGTTCGTGGCCGTGGGCATTATCTGAAAAATTAGATTGCGATCTAATAAATTTAGGCACAGGCGGAACTGCTAACTCTGCATCAGCAAAAAATTTTGTATGTAACTGGGTCGAAAATTGTTCACCTGTTGTAGAAAATTATGAAAAAGTAACAGTAATATGGTTACTAAGCGACCCGACTCGTTTAAGTTTTTATTCAAACGAAAAAATAGTAAGTTTACTCCGTAATAACAATGATCGGTTATTTAATTATTATATTAGAGATGTACACTTACATCCAAACGACAGCATGCTTGAAACTAAATTTTTGTTAAGGTCAGTCGAAGCAGTATGCCAACTTAATGGATTTAATTTTGTATACGGATCTGCATTTACTGACATTAACCAATTAAACAAGGTATATAATTCTAACAATAATATTCATAACTTTGCTGAATTTAACTGTTTTAATACCGAAGTAGAAAAACAAAAATCTAAATATATGGCACATTGTGGGCATCCAAATGAAAAAGGGTATGAATTAATAGCCAATATATTATACACAATCTTAACAACACATTTTAAGGATTTTATAAAATGACAACAGTGATATGGTCAAAAGACCAATGTCCGCATTGTGTTCAAGCAAAGAGCTTGTTACAAATGAAAAACATTAACTTTGAAGAACGAAACATTTCAAATGGTGGATGGACTAAAGAACAACTATTAGAAGAAGTACCAACAGCAAGAACACTACCACAGATTCAAATTGATGGCAATTACATTGGTGGTTTTTCAGAATTACAACAATATTTAAAGGATACAAAATGATTATAGATAAAGGTGTGTCAGTCGGCGAGGTAGTTACAATTAAACTAACCTCAGGTGAAGAATTAATTGCAAGCTTAGTCGAAGAAACTGACAAGTACATCAAAGTTTCAAAACCGCGAGTTCTTACTGCAGCGCAAGGTGGTATCGGTATGGCGCCGTACTTGTTTACAGTCGATCAAGATAAAACTATTAAACTAGCAGCGTCAACAGTAGTAGTATTAGAAGCAACTGAAAAAGAATCTGCAAGTTCGTATACAAAAGCCACTACTGGAATTATCATATAATGCCCGGTGTGTCAAGAGTTACCCAAGACACTGCAGGTGGTCAAATCACTGGTAATTTAGCACCATCTGTATTTGTTGATAATAAACCAATTGCTGTAAAAAATGCAACTATTGCAAGTCATGGTAATTCTCCTCACAATACAGCAAAAATGTCAGGAAGTAGCTCGAGTGTGTATGCAAACGGGATTCTAGTATGTCGTGCAGGTGATGCCGCAACATGCGGCCATCTAGCAACAGGAAGTACCGATGTATTTGCAGGTTGACATACACATACAAAAGTAGTATAATTATACAAATAGGAGAATATCCTATTAACATAGTAGTTAATTAACAATTTCTGTTATGTTTTACTCAAAAATATATAGTTTTGTGCTATATATATTATCGTTTCGTAAGAAACTAAGATAGTTGGGTTAACTCTGTATATTAACCCTGCGAGTCTTGGCCAATGAAGGAACCCGAAAGTTGGGAAGCCATGCTCGCCTAAGCAATCACAAGTGACAGATGTTTTTGCTGATGGAGAAACGCCAGTGACAAAGGGTTTAACAACCTTGGTAGTTATCTCCCTTAATGTAATGTGCTGCTTATGCAGGGCACACCAAGTGAAAGGAGAAAAAATGAAATATTCACTTTTAACACTGATCATGTCGATCAGTATCGCATTATCACCGGTAGCTCGTGCTAAAGAACAAATTGTTCACACCGAAGCTACTACAAAGAAAAACGTTCTGACTAAACATGAAACACAGTCAAATACGAAACCTGTACACAACGTAGCGAAACATAAAAGCAAGCATCGCCACCGCAAGCATCATACGTTTGCACCGGTTGATCCTTTAAACGGTATCGCAAGCTGGTACGGTTATGAATCAGGTCCTAGATATCGTCGTAGACCAAAAACTGCAAGTGGTGAATATTTTAGTCCACAGCAATTTACCGCAGCGCATAAGTCGTTGCCATTTGGTACTATGGTTACTGTAACTAATTTAGAGAATCATAAATCAGTTATTGTTAAAATTAATGACAGAGGACCATTTGTGTTTAATCGTATTATCGATTTGTCAAAAGCAGCAGCAAGAGCAATTGGCATTACAGGTATTCAAAAAGTAAAGTTAACGGTTGTTAGTTAGATAATAAATACTAGCTATGAAGCATTCGTTAGCAAGTGATTACGCCATATCATATTTGGCATTACTCAGTGGATTATCAATATCTGCTGTCGCTGTCTATTATTCAGTTATAGGACTTGTTAGCATATTTTCTGCATCAGCAGGTCCTATAATGATCATGGGTGTTGCCCTAGAGGTAAGCAAGTTGATTGCTACTGTATGGCTTAAACGACATTGGTCAAATGCACCAAAAATAATGATTGCGTATTTAACTACAGCAGTGTTTGTATTAATGTTAATCACTTCAATGGGTATCTTCGGGTATCTTTCAAAAGCACACTTAGATCAAGCAGTTCCATCAGGAGCAATCATTGACAAAGTTGCACTCTTCGATGAAAAAATCAAAACCCAAAAAGACACAATTGAGTTGTCTCGTAAAGCCATTGCACAATTAGACAGTGCAGTCGATCAAACAATGTCACGATCTACTAGTGAGAAAGGTGCAAACAAAGCCGTGCAAATTAGAAAATTACAAGCTAAAGAAAGAAGTGAGTTGCAGCACGACATTGCTACTGCCCAAAAAGAAACTGCAATACTTAATGATCAACGTGCGCCAGTGGCTGCCGAATTAAGAAAAGTCGAAGCAGAGGTAGGTCCAATTAAATACATTGCTGCTTTAATATACGGTGATTCTTTAGATTCAAATGTATTAGAACGTGCAGTGCGTTGGATGATAATTTTAATCGTTTCAGTGTTTGATCCTATGGCAATTATGCTATTATTAGCCTGTCAACATAGTTTTCGAGAAATTAGTAAAAAGCAAAGAGTTGAAGAATTATTTGCAGGCATACAAGAAAATGAAAACTTTACATATGAAAAAGCATACGAGGAATTTGTGCTGCCTGCACAAAAAGTAGAAGCAGACCAAAAATTAGACGAAGCTGTAAAAGAAGCAATTGTCAATTCAGTTGCACACGGAAAACAATTTCCAGATGAACCCGAACAAGGCCAGCAATTTACTAGAACCGATTACACACCGTCGAGAGATTTTATTTTTAACGGAAGTCAATGGGTAAGTGCCGAGCAATACCTACAACCTAAATAAGAAGGACTTATGAACCTAGGAAAAATTACTGTAATTACTCCACCTGATCAACTTTTTAACTTGAACATTAGCTATTTGTTAATCAACCCTTCGCAGCACGTTTCCAAACAATTCCAAACAATATTAAGTCAGACAGATGAAGATGTAAACGTATTCATCTACGACACTAACGAAAATGATATTGGATGGTTATTAGGTGTTGCACATCAAGTTGATATTAAAATTGTTGATGTAGATAATTGTACACCTACAACTAAAGCGTTTGTTACATTTTTATTAGCACACCCTAATACATATTATATAACAAACGACGAACTAACTCCGTATAGTTTAATTTCAAAAAACAGAATTTACGATTTAGATGAAATCGTAAAACAAATATTACAAGACGAGGATGATAATAATGCAGAAGACTAAAACTGGTGTAAGTATGCGCGAAAGCGAAAACATAAACCAAGTTCTTCGAAGATTTAAACGAAAAGTTGAAGATTCAGGAAAGCTAGATGATTTACGTAAAAAAGAATATTACGAAAAACCAACTACACAACGCAAACGCGAAGCAGGTGCCGCAAAGGCACGCTATCGCAAAAAACTGTCAAAAGAAGCATTACCGGCAAAACACGGCCGTTAACATACTACTCGCCTGATTAATCTTTTGTTTAGCATGCAATAAATACAGCATGACTATTCAAAAGATTAAATCAGGACGTATCACTTCACTAGTTGCAGACGAATATGTCGGTGAAGCTGGTATTATATTTTATAATCAAGAACTTGGCGATCTAAGACTATCCGACGGGGTTACTATCGGAGGTATCCCTATCAATACTGGCTCAGGCGGAGGTGGTGGCGGTAATGCTACTATTATTGTTTCTGCAACTGCACCGACTGGTGTTGCAACCGGAACATTATGGTGGAATTCGTCCACTGGTGTATTAAACATTAGATACGGCGGCGGGTGGCAAATTGCATCTACTACTCCTGGACCAAAAGGAGATACTGGTGCAACCGGACCTGCAGGTGCGAATGGTACTTCTATCGTTATTAAAGGTTCCGTTTCGGCTGTTAACCTATTACCTACTTCCGGAACTCTCGGTGATTTATATGTCATTTCTTCTACAGGCGACGGATACTTTTGGAATGAAACATCATGGCAAAGTATCGGAACATTAAGAGGTCCGCAAGGACTTAAAGGCGATACTGGTGCTACTGGCGCCCAAGGTATCCAAGGCATCAAAGGCGATACTGGTGCTACTGGCGCCCAAGGTATCCAAGGCATCAAAGGCGACACTGGTGCTACTGGTGCACAGGGCATACAAGGACTTAAAGGCGATACTGGTGCACAGGGCATACAAGGACTTAAAGGCGATACCGGTGCTACTGGTGCACAGGGCATACAAGGACTTAAAGGCGATACTGGATCTCAAGGTGCAGTTGGCCCTAAAGGCGACCAAGGTATTCAAGGACCAGTTGGACTTTCAGGTGTTCGTTATGACATTAACAATCAAAACCTATCTACACAAGAAAAACAAAACGCTGTTACAAATTTAGGGTTAGCAACTGTTGCATCAACTGGAAATTATACCGATTTAAGTAATATCCCAATTGTTACAATTAGAACATTTAATATTTTAAATGACTTTATTGGTCCTATTCTAGGTACTGCGTTGTTTGTGCCAGTATCTGCAGTTACAATTACTGTTATTCAATTAACTGTTGGATTAACACAAACTAACGATTTAACAATTGGACTATATAAAAATAATATACTATTAGATTATTATACAGTGCCAACTGGAGAAGTTTCAATATCATATTCTAATTTAAATTTTGCACTTACTACAACAGATCGTATTAAGATTAATGTAATTTCCGGATCAGGTACACATCTTAGTGTTGCATTGATGCACTCATACAGCTAAATACACTATAATTCCTGGAATTGAATAATACAGGATACAATTTAAACTTAAGGAGTTTCACATGGCAATTTCTGCTACATATATTGCACAGTCAACTATTCAAATTTCATTAAACAATACCACAGGTGCTGGCGAGAGTGGCTTAACTAAATTTTTAACATTTGCTAACACCGTAGCAGATGCAATTACAGGAACTGGCCCATCAGGAACTGGACCTCTTGGCGGAGTTACATTTGCAGTAGCTTCCGGTGTAACTGCACAAACTACTGCTACATACACGTATGCAGACGGATCAACTAATCCATCAACACGCACAGGGTGGACATTGTTTGATTCATTTTGGGGTAACTTAGATGGATCGGTCGGTGTTAATAATACCTCATCTCCGATCTATACACAAGTATTCCGTTCAGTCAATGAAGACGGAACTACCGCTAAAAATATTATCTTAAGATATAATATCAAAGCACAAGAAATTAATACTACTACATGCCAATACTGGGATACACAATCAAACTACGATAATAATATTACATCAGGCACGCTACATGTTCCAACATTTGAAGCATGGACATATCAAGATTGTGCTCCAGTATCATATAACTTATCTGCATGCGATTTTATCATTATGGTTTCACCTCATTGGTGTATATTACATTCATATGCACTTAACGAACCGTCAATGTGGGCAGGTGTAGTAGAAATAGCTCGTGAAGATATTATTGATACAGTTGCAAATAAAAACGTATGTTGGGGATGGATAAGTTCAACATTATGGTGTTTAGGAGCGGCTGCACTAACTACTAGACCGTTAAGCCAATCAGCGACAACTACTGATTATCCTCTTATTTCTATGCCGCTTACTAAACGTTCATTAAGTGGTGTTTATGCTGCATGCGCCTGGGGTGCAGACTACGGTGTAACTGCATATCCAACATGGTTAGGTCCAGCAACTCCGGGCGGTTCATTTATATATTATCTCGGAACTGGTGGTAAATTTGCTATAACAAACTGGGATCA